GTAATTAATGTCTTGTGGAGTTGGATCACGTCCCATGAAAGCATCCACGAACACTTTGGAAGAAGTCCTTCCTACTGATGACGCGTCGAGAAATTCAGGTTGAGTGGTGTTAATGAAATTGGTCATTTTGAATACCCATACAAACTAAAGTTTCCCGTAGTAATTGTTCCAGCGCTATAAAAAATATTCAACGCATTGACAACATTCGTTCCCCCTAAAAATCCATAAACATTCATAAGTGACCACGAAACCGAACCGTTCTTTCCTATTCCTTGTCCATAAATATTTGCGTCCGAAGCTCCACTTGTTAGGTTATTTAAATATATCGTTCCGGCTGAAAAAACATTCGTATTACTCGTATTTTGAGGTCCCGTTAGAAATAAACTCGAAGAAGCGCTCCCCTGGGATGTAAAAGTAGTGGCTCCGACTGCTGTTATGGTGCAAGATCCATTATAATTTGAATTTATATAAGAACTTCCTCCGTTAGTTGAAAATTGTATTTGCAAAACAGCTCCTGTATTAGATGCTAAAGCTGAATCAAATATTAAAAGATAATTATTGTATGTTGTCGTAATCCCAGTTGTAAATGTAACAGCAGATGAGGCGGATGCGGACTTGGTTTGTATTAAAGTCAGAGCACTACTTGAAGCTGGAAGAGCTTGAAAAGTTGGAGATGATCCAGCACCTGTAGATGTTAGGACTTGCCCGGATGTTCCTGTTCCAAAATCACATGCATTCTGTGTTACCATTAGACCACCGTTAAATTTCCTATTGAACTAAGAACATTCCATTTTAGATTCGCTGTTTGGCAAACCATTCTCACCGTATTTCCAGGCAGATTAGAGGACAAACTTCCCCCGGCTCCCGATGTCGTCGTTGCATTTCCAATCCTTATTTGCTGTCCTGCTGCTTGAGTAATGCTAAACCCGGTTGAACCATCTAAAGTTATTTCTATAATATCTCCAAGTGCAGACGTAGCTGGGAGAAGAAGAGCCAATACAGCTCCCGATGTACAAATATACCCTGAGTTAACAGCTAGAGTTTGAGAAGCACCTATCGTTGACCAAACAGCGACACCGGAGGAAGAAATGGTTAATGTATTGGTTCCAGGGTTTCCAGTGACGGTTAAATCTCCAGAACCTAATAGGAAAATGATATTAGAACCGTTAGGACCAACAGGACCTCCCGTGTTCCCTTGAATATCAGCTACCACTCCTGGAGAACTTGAAGGTCTTAACCCTCCTGCCTGACTCATTTTGTACCTATAAGTATTCTATAAACCAAACTTCACCTCTTGCACCATTTCCTCCTGTCCCACCTGCTCCCATAAGGATTTCAGCAGCTCCTCCACCACCTCCTCCTCCGCCCGGTATAGCACCATTCCCTCCTGTACCTCCGTCACCTACTTCATTTGCTCCACCACCACCGCCTCCTGTCCCTCCGGATATAAAAGAAATTGTATTACCTGCATTACCATCTCCACCATTCCCTCCTTCAACAACCCCACCTAATCCTCCGAAGAGAAGAGTTTGATTAGATCCAGCAATCAAGAATAAGTTTTGTGCACCAAGAAGAACATCTCCCCCTTTTAGACCATCATGAGAGCCTCCGTTAAGAAATCCCCCATATCCTCCTGCGGTACCTATTCCAGGTATATAGTTATCAAAAGTTGTTCCATTTGAACCTGAAATGAATTCATTAGGTCCTTTTGAAGATCCATCAGGGTTCCATCCAAATGGCCCCATAGATGCTGCAGCAACGGTATTTTGAGATATTCCCCCTGACAACCCGCCGGTGGCTCCTGTGCTGCCCCAAGCTATCATATTACCTATAGCTAAAGTCACAATTGTATCGCCTCCCGGATCCCCATTCATAGTGAACCCTCCGCCTATTGGAGCTCCCGCTCCTCCATTCCCCCCTTGTCCTATTACGACAGCCGTACTTGGACTGAATGCGGAAGCTTGAAAGGTCATATTAACAAAATATCCCTGTCCTCCTCCATTCCCTCCACTAGGATGATTCGGATCGTCGTCAACAGCTCCTCCTCCTCCTCCAGAACCTCCTCCCCATGCATAGACATCAACCATCACTGTGCTCGAGTTAATTAAAAAATTCCCATCTGCAGTGAATTTGGTAACAATCACACCTGGTGTGCTTGGACCCCCTCCTCCAGAACTATTGGCTCCAGCTTGGCTCATTTATGTCCTCGCGTAGTACGACGAAAGATAAACATTTCCTGTTCCTGCGGTTCCTTTAACTAAAAATGCTGTTCCAGCAGCAATTTCACAAATTTGTGATGTCTCTTTATTTGAAGAGATATCTAAAAGAATGAAACTTCCCGCAGGCACATATTCATGATCATTTATCCCATCCCAAGACACCGTTACATCCTGAGTAGAATTATTAGTTATCTTGATTATTCTTGCAGGAAAAGTAAGAGCGGTACCGATGATCGCATAAGTACCACTCACACTTGCAGAAGCTATTGATCTCAATGTTTGGGGGTAGAGAGATGAACCTAAACCACTCATATAACCTCCTAGTTAACGATGAACCATGCAATTGTTGATGTATCGGTTGCTTGGGAAGCTGTTATAGTAAAATTTACTCCGACGGATGTTGCACTTACACATAACCCTGAAGCTATCGCTACTGTTCCCAATGCTTGACAGGTTAAAAAAATCATAGAATTTGCTGTAACGGCTGATGTTGCTACCACAGCTGCGCCACCAACGAGTACTACAGTTCCAAAAGAATTGGCTCCTGCAGTTGTTGTTGAAGCGACACTTGTGCTATTTAGTTTATTTCCAGCTGTTCCTAGAACAAAATTCCCATTAGTAGCAGTAATATTCCCCAGAGTTGCAGTTATACTTGTTCCTGCTGTCACTGTAGTAGCTGCACTGACAGCTCCTGCGGATGCAGCTATATTTCCTGTTGTGGAAGTGATTCCGGTTCCTGCTGTAACAGTAGTAGCAGCAGACATTGATCCTAGTGTAGATGTTATATTTCCTGTTGATGCTACGATATTTCCAGTTGTAGCTGTTATTCCTGTACCCGCTGTGACGGTAGTTCCTGCGGCAAGAGTAGTTGTTGCGGTTGCAGAACCAGGGAAAGTAACTGCTACAGGAAAAGATAATGTTACCGTGGACCCACCCGCTGTTGTTGTGATCTGACTTGCTGTTCCCGCTATTTTTATATTTCCTGCGACTGGTGTTGCTGTTCCTGTATCACCTGTCAAAGTATTTAACGCTGTTGTCCCACCCCCTGTAGCTACCCAAACAGATTGTGTAACACCTAATGAAGCTGTTTGTGCTACTAACTCGTATCCTGATTGACCTACCTGATCTATCCATCTCTTTCCTATTGGATATAGAATATCGTTAACTGTTGGTGGTCTAACATCGTTATGAGGGACTTCGACATTCTCGGGACGAGAACCGAATCCTTGCGTGTATACATTTGCGCCTGGTTGAAATGACATATAAAATCTCCTATCTTGTTAATTTAAAATTTAACCTATGTAAATTTTTTTAGCTAGGATATTCAAGTAAAGAATGGGGATTGTGATTATATTGAAGGATTGCTATTCTGTTTGGTAAAATTACTGGGTTTTTATAAGGAAGGAATTATGACTAACGATCAACTTCTAACTATCATATTATCAATTGGTCTTCCTATGTTGGCTGGATTTGGTTTTATGATTTTTAAAATGTTTTCATTCCAGAAAGATGTATCTAGAGAAATGAAGGATCTTTCTAATGACATCAGAAGTCTTGATCGTCGACTTTCTCATATAGAAGGATATTTAATGGGAAGGGATACAAAAACAGGAACACACGAATAAAGGTATGGAAAATATGGAAAATAAAAAATGGTTTGCATCTCATGGTGACACGATTTCTATTCTAACTGCTTTTATTATAGGAGTTTTATGGTTGAGCAATAGTTTTAAGGATTTGAGATTTGAGATGCATCAAAACATCTTTTCAGTAAAAGAAGAAATGAATACTCGTTTTAATGAAATAGATAAAGATTTGATAATGATTAAAACTTCATTGATTATGAAAGGTATAATTCCTTCCGAATTAGCTACAACTCAAACAAAAGAAACCATGGAGATTTGAAAATGGAAATTATAATGATTCCTTTTCTTATTGGATTTTGTTTCCTGATAATAAGAGAAATTTATTTTAGTTTTTTTGGAAAAAGCGAAGAAGAAGATACTTTATTTTACTAACCGACCTTTTTGTATTTTCCTGGTTTTTTCTTTTCGTCTTCTTTAATTGCCTGTTCTAATTCATCTATTTTCTTGTGGATTATTTTTGGATTGTCTGTGGCGGCAGCTGCTATTACTTTTGCATAATGTGTTTTTAATGCTTTTGATCTTAAAACTCTGTGCCCTAATTTAGAAGCTATATACGCAGTTACTCCAATTGAAGTTGCAAATGGGCCAGTGAGATGTGCTGATGCTGAAGGAATTCCTACCCCAAAAAGATGAGTCAATGCTGATGATTTACCATGTAAATATTTTTGTAATATCCTGCTTATGTAATTCGATTGCTCGATAGCCCCAAAAGCTTCATCTGCGGAACTTTGATATTTCCACCATTCAGGATTAGCCTTACCATATTCCTGCATGGTATCACGAACATCATGAGAAATTTGCTTCGCTAATGTTTTAGCTCTTGTTCTAGATGCTTTATCTGTTAATTTAAATAAATTATTTTGTAATTCCTCGTTAAAAGATCTTTTTTGAGCCACTAAAGAACTCATATTTATTCTATTATTATTTATCAAACTCTTGAATTTATCAATTTCATCGAGAACAAATTTTTCAGAAGGTGCTACATTAGAACCGGGCCTACCCTGAAGGATTTTATTACTAAGAGAATTTAAAGAATTATTCAAATTAAGTGCGCTTGTTGATGCATTCTGTGGTAATTTACTTGCAGCATTTTGATAAAGATTTTGAGCAATATTTTTTGCTCCGGTTGGATTAAGAAAGGACAACCCTAACATTGTTGAGGATTTAACTATATCACCTTTCTTTTTATCTCCTGAAAATAATTCCGTTCCCTTTCCTGCGGTATTAGCTGCAAGTGATATTCCTAATGATCTCATAGGACTAAATCCATATCGTCCCATTTTAAATAATTTTCCAGGCAAGAAAAGAGCTGCAGTGTCTTTAGCGATATCTCTATTGAATTCTTCTAGTTTATTTTTTGGTTTTAAAATATTAAAATTTTCTTCCAAAACCTTTTGATGCTGTTCTGTTGTTGGTAAAATCTTTCCAATAGTCGTTTCCTCATATGGAACGGGTTCTTGTCTAAAAACATGTTTTGTAATTGGATCTGCTATTAAATTGTTAACAGTCTTCGCAACATCCCCAAATATCCCTGCAGTTTGCGCCGCGATTCCACCACCAGCTTGAGCGGGAAATCGACTTAAACTTTCCCCGAGATTAAACTCTTGTGCAGGCTGTTTTGTCTTATCAGAAGCGACAATTTTATATCCCATTAAAGCATCTCCCATTGATCATCAATGCTCTTAAATCTTTGACCAGTTTCTTCATCTTCCACTGTCACATCAGGATGCAACAAAGCGGATATTTCATCCAATTCATTAATAGGAACTGAACCAGGGTTAATATATTCTTTTTTTATATCAGCTATTTTTTTTGCATTATCCTTTTTCCACATTCTTTTTGCTTTGCTTATTGAAATATTTCCTGCACCCCTCTTATCAATAATATCTAAGACTCCTTCATTTCTCATAATATTTAATTTATTCATAAGATTAATATCTCTTAAAACTACTCTTTTCCCCTCTGCAGTGTTTAATAATGTCGGAAGAGTTTTCATGTATGATTCTAAGTCAAAATTTGTAACTCGTGCACCAAATGTATCTTTTGCTCCCTTAATTTCATCGGAAACTAATTTTACCGATTCTTGAGCTTCAGTACTTAATAAAGCATAAGCTTTTGGGTTTAACTCTCCATCTTTTGTAAACAATGCTGTCATTATGGCGGGAGGAAATTTTGTTTCGTTTTCAGGGGAAAATAAATTTTTTAACTTAGAATATCTCATTCGAGACGCTTCCAAATTTTCTAATTTTTCTTCCATTTCTTCTAATTTTTCTTCTGACCTAATCACGTTTTTATTTTTCATTTCTGCTTCTTTCGTAGCAATTCGAGCAAGATCTTTTTCTCCTGCTGCAGCGTATTTCTTAGCTTTTAATAAAGGGTCTTCATTGATTTGTTCAGAAAAAGATGGAGAATCACTTTTTGGATTTATTTCATCTATTTTATTAACGTTGGGTGGAGCAGCAGGATTTATAGATTGTTTAGTATTTTCAATTTCATTCATTATTTTTTGTTTTTGTTTACGTTTAAATTTCTCCATCCCTAATTGAGTTGCAAAGTCAGCTGCTTTTGAAAGACCCGTTCCGATCGATTGACCCATCAACTCCCCGAAACTTTGTTTTTGTCTGCTATGTACTGGTATCATAAATTCCTCATATTAACATTGCTAATGCAGCTGCTTGTGAAGCACCACCCGCTGCGCTTCCCATTAATTGTTGCCAAAAAGGAAGGGGTTTCTCGAAAAATCCTTGCGCTTGTGGTCTTTGACCTAATAACGCTCCACTCATTCCCATCATGTCCTGAATAGCTTGACGTTGTAAACCCATCCTTTGCGATTGTAACTGCTGAGCAAAATCAGAAGTTGCTTGCGTCGCAGTGTTTTGGAAACCAGAACTACGAGCAGCTCCCGATCCCATCCCAGCAAACTTAGATCCCAACCCTCCCATCATACTGGAAAATTGCTTCATAGCAGGAGCTTCCATTTGCTCAAATCCTGCTTGATCTCCTCCAGCTAATTTAGATGTAAAACTGCCTGGTTGTAAATGAGAAAACAGTGACTGGAAAAGCTGCATTTGTTCCGGTGTGAACTGCTGCATTCTTCCTACATCATAACCCTTTGGAACTTTGTTCCCTTGCATATATCCTTGGGGAACTCCTTGTTTATTCCCCTGAGTCATATTTTTTGCTGCACCAAACCCTGTGGAGCCAACCATTGTAGACATAATAACCTCATATTTTCTTTAGAATATCATGATTAGATAATATTTTAAATTAAACCTTACTCAACCATTCAAGAAGAATGAATCCGGATACAATAGTGGGTGACGCTACATCGGTAGAAAAAATAATCCCCGTAGGGCTAACAAAGACTCCAACATTCCCATTTGTAATTGTCGCTGCAACATACGGAATGGGGAAATAATTGCTTCCGTCAAATCCTATCCCTCGTATCACGGTAAAAAAAGAAATATTTGCAAAGTTCAAATTGTGATTGAAAGAAGAAGATCCAGTGAATTTAAAAACTTGACGTAAGGTCTGCTGCTTCACATTGTTTGTTAAAAACCAGGATTCACCTGTTATAGCTGGTTTTAAAGTAGGAAAAATTCCTATCGTTCTGACATTGATCTTCTCAGCGATATCCAAGTAACTACGATTGATCTCGACAGAAAGAGGTTGGGGGTCGGAAGGGAAGTTTCTAGAGGTTCTAAGATATGGAGTTTGATTGATTGGATTTGTTGTCATGCGAGTAGTTGTGAGGGTTGAACATCAAGAATGAATCCATGCATTTCAATTTCTGCAAATTGGGAAATCGTTTTCCCATTATCATCTACAGCGAGCATCTGAGCGTCTGAAAGCGTGAATCCTAACTGCACCGTATCTCCGATTAAGGAAGTGTTAATCCTGTGCCATGTTTGCGCTTGTGAAACTCCTGATGTCACCATTTGAAGGTTAATATTAGCAGGTGTTAAACCTAAGTTTGTACTCTCGGGACATGTGAAAAGAACATCTGAATAAACCAACGAATCGTTTATCGATGCTTGATCGGGTAGAATCGGACCTGCATTATATGGAATCCCACCGGGACCTACGGTGTTTTGAGAAAGATAGATTTGGAGAGTGATCTGAGATTTTGCAGTTGTAGTGAACAAATATTGCTGACAACCAATCCTTGTTTTTCTAGCACTTCCCCAGGAAACTGGGAATTGTTTAGTCTGAATGAGTGGAACATACATTCTTGTAATCACCCCTCCTCCAAAATATGTCCCGGTCACAGCGGTGATCGTGAATGTGTTGGTTGTCGTCGTTCCCACTTTGAATATTTTATCATTAACCATGGAGGAAATAGTCCCAATGCACCCAGAAATGATGATAAAATCACCAGTATTTAAACAATGATTTGGCGCTGTTATTACTCCTCCAGAGAAGCTTTGAATGTATAACGAAGTTCCTTCGTCTGTCCCATCATCTCTAAAGATAACAAACCCTTGCTGGTTTCCTGCAATAACCTCAACTTGTTCCAGAGTGGAGGTGCCAGCATTCCAAGGATCGGTCCAAACACTCCAAGTTGGGTATGCTTGGCTAACGGTTGCCCAAGTAAACCCAGATCTTCTTCTAAACTGTCCGTATGTTGTGTAGCATTCGTTGAAAATCGCCCAAGAATTATCTCTATAATTGAATTGTAAGGTTTGATTAGGGAAATTGAATGCTACCTCGTTGGACGGGTAGGTGAAATATATCCATTCGTTGATAAAATCTCTCTGAGCGGTAACTCGATCGGCTCCATTGTTAAGAAGATTGAACTGAAAGATTTGGTCAGGGATTTCTAAATCTATCCTCGCACTCCCAACTTGACTTGTTTGAACAATCCCATGCTCTCCAATCGTCAAAACCCCGCGGTCAAGTGTTATGACTGAAAATGTGCTTGCTGATCCAAGTTCTGAGTTAACAATGAAGAAGTTAAAAGGAATAATATCATTACCTGTATAGACAAGTCTTGCCTCTCTGTTAGTAAATCCTATGAGCAACACATCTTCGTTATTTCCTGCCGTTTTTATCGCTTGTTGATATCCAGCGGATATATACCCTCCAAACCCCGTTGAATCTTCAAAGTAAGCGGCTGCATTTGCAGTCTGAGTGTCAGGGACAAGTATTGGTGTCTGAACGGTGGTTAAGATCGTTGGATCGCCTGTAAACGATGCTGTGTAGTAAGGAGTTCCAAACTGAGAGAAAATGATAGTATCTTGTAAATAAAACTTCGCATTCGAGGATGATTGAATCACAGGTCCTAAAAACAACAACCTATCCTTGTAGGGAAGGATCATTTTAGCTCCAGCTAAGTAATAGATAGCGGGAGGTTTTTGATCGATGGAATAAGCAAATTGAGAAAGAGGTGGAGAAAAGTTAACCCATCCCTTTTTTCCGTTCAGAGTAGGGGTTGTTGGATTTCCATTAGTGGGATCTCCGTCATACCAGCGGATACAATCTTTTGTTGCGTCAGCATTGCTGGTGAGATATTGCGCTATCCCTCCTGCTCCATTGGTTGCGATGGTTGCATTTGGAAACTCCACTCTCACTTTATTAGCACTTACAACCGTTACAACGTACCCAGTTTGAAGGTTTATCCCTGTGGTGGTGACTACTTCATTAACAAAAACAAAATCACCAACCACGAGACCATGCGCAGTAATTGTAAGATCTGCAAAAGCGGGGGGACCTCCAGTAATATTATCTACAGTGATAATGGGTTTAAATTGCATCGATATCTTAGAGGTGTCAAATGGGATGGGTACACCGTTTGTCGCCCATAACGCTCCTTCATAATTTGTCGTCCAGAACTGCTGATAATCATTCCCATTCCACTTAACAGGAGTGACATTTGTTTTAGTGGTATATCCTGGGTAGGTTGCCGTTGTTGGATTTTTATAGAATGAAACATCATAAATCGGATAGGGAAAGGTGGGGACAACGTTGTATGAGTAAACTGTATCAAATCCCAATGTCCCTGGAAACTGACTAGAATCTAAAAGAAGATCCTCCAACCCCATAACGGGAAGATCAGGATAGTAAAGAAAGGTGACCGTAGTGATAGTGTCATTTGCTCCTCCTGCGATTGTAATCGCGCCTGTAGCATAATTAATGGTTCCAGACCCAGCAGGGGCGCCCACAAGTATCCCATCTGCTCCTGGATCGGTGTAAACATTCCCAGTAGTGCTATCAGTTAAAGTTACTGACCCAGGAACAATATTACCGTTTGTCTGGAGAGAAAATGAGGTGAGAAGATTACCGGCTCCAGCGACAAGGTTAAAAGAGGTTATTGACCCATAAGAAGGGTTTGCAGAGTCGAAGAACCTTTGCAATCTTCCTAAAAGAGATGTCCCTCTTTTCCTCTTAACCCTTCCTCTCCACTGATACGCATTAATGAGTGTGATAAAAGAATCGTTGTCGATGTTGAAAGCAGTGCGATTGGTTTGCAAACCGTGGTTTACTGGACCAACAACTATCTTTTCTCCCATATCATATCACCATAAATCCTATGTTGACACCATTCCAGGAATTAGACCCACGGAGAATCTGGAAGAAATTTGTAAATTTCTGCACCGAGAAACTGTTGGGGGGGTTGAAATTAAAAGGTTCTAGAAAAACAAAGTATGTGGTGGTAGGAAGAGGGGTAATGAAAGTGACAGTAATTGCGGTTATAGGATTTTGAACCACAGATGCTATGTTTACATTGATCGTATTTGGAATGGGAGCTATCGCACCAGTCCCCGCTATCCCTATATATCTTCCCATGCACTTAACAAACGGAGAGTACCCATTGATCTGCGATCCACCATTTGTCTTTCCTGCCATATATGTTTCCAACAACGTTGGACCTGGACCAAATGTTTTGGGATACATCTGCGTCATAGAGTTTCCAAGAACAGGGTCAGATTGCGGTTGAGTGAAAGTTGTATGAATATGCGTTCCATCATTTCCTGTCTGAAAACCGAAATGATCCACAGTGATAACACTCTTCAAAGTTTGCGTGTTGGTCAGAATGATAGGTTGATCGACGGATGGAGAGTCATTTGATGCAGGTATACCATCGTTATAAACAAAAGATCCGTTGTAGGTCATGTTGATCCAGCTCCTATTGAATTTGTATTGGTTTGGGATTGAAGTTCAGAAAATATCGTTCCAGTTCGTGTAGAGGTGAACTGTCTCTGCGATCTTTTCCACACCAATCTCTCCTGTTCTATAAAAAGAGGTTCATAAAACATGAACTGCTCTACATCCCCTGTATCAGAAAGAATCTTACGCGCAGCGCCTCTTGCTAAGTACTCAGCCATATAGGCGAAAGGAAGAGAAGCGCCTGTATTTAAGAAAGCAGCTGGCGTAAGATAAGCATCCATCTCAATGAGATAAGGGATATTAGGAGGTGGTCTAATGCTAATGGTATTGTTGTTGAATAGGATGGATCTGGGTAATCCTGACTGGTAGAAATAAGACTGCGCGTTGATTGCAACTCCAGCTCCTATCACCAACGGATTTCCATTACTATCGGTAAAAGTGACATTCACCACTCCTGTTTCATAGTTCACTGTATTTAAAGTCGCAGAATACCCACCAGCAAGACCAATATCTCCCGTAGGAGGGACACCAGGGCGCATCAATAATCCTGTAAGCTCTCCCGATGTATTGCCCGCAAAGAACTGACCTGAATCAGAAACTATGATATTATTTCCTGATTGATCCGTCGTGGTGATGTAAACCCCTGCATAAACACTGGTTGTAGGGATGTTAGTCACGAACGATGACGTGAAAATTGGGTCGGTAACAGATCCGGTACTTATTATCCCTGTCATATCAATATGTCCAGGGATAGCAGGGAAAAAGGGGAGGGAAAAGGTGTAGTTTGCATTCACCCCGTCCCCTTCGCTTGCAGGATTGAGGGAATTCACATAGTTCGGCCATATTTTGAAAAATGAGTCACGCGACGTGTAAAAAGGAGCTTCTATTCCATTGACAAAAACGGGATTCATGAACCCTTGATACACTGGTAGTAAAGAAATATTTTGATTTCCTGGTTCTACCTGAACGCTATAGAGCGGCATATTATAATCGGAAATGAAAGGAATCGTTTGAAATGCGTATCTTGTCTTTAGATCGAATAACTGCATTCTCGCGTCGACGTCCATGATCCAAAATCGATTGATGTAATCGATGATGAGTTCATCAGTGATTTGAGCGTTAGAAGGAGATTTGATTATCCTTCTAACGTAAGTTATGACATCAGACAGTAAGTTCATTAGAAACTATTACCCATAAACAATGTTTTCCTTGTGTTGGCTGGATATGCATCCAACCTCTGAACAATGTTGTCAACGACCATTCCTCCGTAATACTGCATCCCTCCATCACCACCAATCACCCGGTCTTGAGTTTTTAATCGGTGATAGGTACATCGCTTGATTTGCTCTGCTAGATATCTAGGACCCCATACGGGAGTATTTACTGGAATATCCCACTCTTCTGCAGGAACACCAGCGTAAGGTTTTGTCCATGCATCGATTGTCTCTCCGATAATCTCTTTGTTCTCCGCTATGAAACACACATACTCTTTATCAAATTCCCAATCCTTTCTATACTTTTCGTTGAAAACTTCTTTTGAACTAATCCTTCTCTTTGGTTTTAAGTAAATGTCCTTAGAGTTTTCTATTTCTTTCTGTGATAATTTTGTTTGGTTTTCTGTTTCTAGTTTTGGTGCAGCATTCATGCGATCAAGGGTTAATTCTTTGATATTTTCATCATATTTCTTAAAATCTTCTTCAGCTTTATCTAGCTGTCGCTGGGAATAATCAGAACTTACTTTTGGTTTCTTAAATTCTTCTTCTTTTGACATATCTTCCTATGGTGAAATGTTTATAAATGCACCCGGTATGGTTACACTATTTAATTGAATCCTACCATTATTGTTAATTAGACCGGAATTAAAATCACCAATAGGAATAATTTGAGGCTGAGTTGTATCTGACGTTGGATTTGCAACAAAGGTGTCATACAATGTTGAATCGATATTTAGAACGACTTGATTTGCTGCTGGAATAGAGATGACAATCCCTGTTTGTTCGTTTAATTGTCTGCATCCGAAATAGATTGGCATGATAATTCTTACCAACTGCCCTACGACGAAGTTGTTATCTAAAACAGTAGTTATTGTGGTTGTGTGTCCGAGAGTGATCGCGCTGATGTTGAATAGGGAAGGGGAGTAGAATTGTGGTTCAATAGGCGGATTGTTTTCAGGCGCAATGGGACCAAATATTAATGGTGGGGTGTACATAGATCTCCAAAAAAAAGGGGGATTTCTCCCCCTAACAGTTACGGAATACTCATATCGTGTAAAAACGCTCTCCAGAAGATGACATCGTTATTTGCACCTACGAGAATAGCGGATGTATCCGTTACCCCTGTACCTGCTCCAATGACGAAACCTTGAGAAGTGTTATTTACAAATGCTCCACTGATTGCAGGCCCGTTAATCGTGCTTGCACCGTTCACCACAGGAGATGGGTATAGAGCCCCTCCTGAGTAAGCGACACCACCAGTATTAACGTCTCCAACAGCAACTATCTGTGGGAGGGACTGTCCTACCATAGAAGCAACAGTTTGATTTGTTGCAAACGCTGTGTAGGATGTGGAGTTGATATTTACAACAACAGTTGTTGAGTTAGTCACAGAAGTTACATACCCATAGATCGGAGATCCAGGAAGAGCAACGTTCGGTAAACTATTCAACTGAACTGTTCCATATGCCGCAGGGATGCGGAACGCCACTTCTTGGCCAATGACCATGTTGTGGGGAGCAGTTGTTACAATTGTTGTTGTGGTTCCAGTTGTTATTGCACTAATGAAAGACACACCAGGAGCGTAAAGGAAAGGGTATAAAACCTTCTTAACGGTAGCCCCGGCAGGAGATGCAGAAAGTGCAGTATAATTGGATTGGTTTGTATTCCATGGGATTGTGAATGTTGTAGGAGCAGTCACAGTGACAACAAATGTCATACCGGAAATTTGCGGCATACCAGTTGTAGCACTTTGAAATAGTCCTTCAAGCATTACTACATCGCCCGTGGAATAACCATGAGCAGATGCAGTTGTCACAACAGCAGGGTTTGCTTTTGTGATCCCTGAAATTTGCAGTGCAGCACCGAACTGCAAAGCTAGACCTGCGCTAAACGTACTAAAACCGTTTGTTGCAACGGAGTCAGTAGTAAGAACAGGAGTTACATTGAAAAGCTCGATAACAGCGGTCCCTTGACCCATGTTAGCGTCCCAAAAAGCAAAAGGAACACCGTGTTGAGCGGGTGTTGTAGCTGCTGTTTGGTTGATAATTTCAATGAAGTCTGGTTGAAACGGAAGATTGATCATCTTCGCTGCACCAGTAGAGGTAAATTTACCCTTTGCCATTCTATTATATTCAGTCATACAATAACCTCCTTACGGTCCAGCGCTAGACGAGAGTCTAGTGCTTAACAGGTTTCGGATAGCTGTATCTTGAGTGATCGCTTGCGCTTGCGCGAATTTAACCGCTAAAGTTGCGTTTTGTGCGAGCATACCAGAATAGTACGGATCACGATAAATCAAGTTCATGGAGTATCCATCTTGATTTATGTGCGTAATAGCTTGCTTACCAACAACAGTGTTGTAGTAAACATCTTGACTATTTTTAGACACACCACGAGCGATCGGAGCCTCAGAGCTTGTCAATATTCTTATGTTGAATACTGAACCAAACTCAGAAGGTAGAGCCGTTGCATTCGTAGGGTAGTTCCACTGGGACAGGAATCCTGATCCAGTTAAACCATCAAAATCCGTTTGAAGTTCAGTAGAGGATAGCATAAAATATGCTGACCTTACTGGACCTGTCAATTCTGTTACTTTTGTGACCAACTATAAGGAATTACCTTATAGTTGGCGGGGACTTTCTCTACTTATCCCTCTCTATGTTTCCATAGAGTTCAGAGCACCGCATCCTAACAATCTCCCATTTTCCATAGTCTTTCTGCAAGACCGTCTGGAAGAGGGGAACATGATGTTAAGTCTTCTCGCTTGCTACGTTCAGGCTGAATATGATCACATGCTACAAAAACATCCAAAGAAGCAGGCCCTCCGTTCATGACCTGATCAAATTCTTTGCATTTTTTACATAATTCCATAATCTTGCCCCTTGTTGTCGCCGTCTTTACGCTGCGAGTTCCAAGTCTATCAGAGAAGATTTTACTTCGGCACACATTTTACCGAATCTGTCTTCACCCTCAATACCACTCATGAACTTCATGGCGTTATTGGTGTCAAGTGTTGTAGCGACTAAAGAAAAATCTGACGCTCCTAGATTCGTTGGATTATCTCCATTAGAACCTCCTCCTGCCATGATCTGACTTGCTGCCGATACGATGTAGTCACGGAGGATTAAATCTTCCGCTTGGCGCATAGCTACAGCTAAACGCTCGGAGACCCACGCGAGCACTCCTTCTTGGTCTTGCAAGATAACTTGCTCGTTAATGATACAACCTGTACCAAAAAACGCCATCTGCGCATCAATAATGTCGCGCTGTGGGACTTGCGCTGGAGGGTCAATACCCGAGTTCCCCAACTGAACAGTAGGAGGAACCAACGCTTTTGGTCTCATAAAACGACATGTAGTACCACCATTTGCTGGCATAGCTACCTTGTCGCATACAAGAATATAATTCATTGTGGGGGTTGGGACATATAACATCGCAGGCGCTAAGCTCTGCAGGATCATCGGGCCCAAATTCCCAGTTGTAGTAATTGACATTTGTTTTCCTTTGTAGTCAATTAAAACTAAGGTCATGCTGAGCGGTAAGGCGAACCGAACTACGCCATTTTCCTCATGTCCGGTGGTAACGATTTTCCACTACGTTATATGTCTATGACGCTAGACGAGCGAAACTTTCTTATATCAAAAATAATATATATATTTCAAGTAATGACAACATAGAAATAAGTAGGATTATTTATCATCTACGTTATTTTGATCTGCAATGACATGTGCTATCGCATCTTTCTTAATCTTTTCATACCGCATAGTTGCTTTGCTGAAATCTTCTTCAGTAAAGATTATATCCATCTTTACTGAATTCCAAATATCGTATTGCTTATCAAAGTCTTCTCTAGTACTACTTTCAGCATAAATATGCGTTATTCCGTCTTTCTTAATCTTTTCATACTGACTTTTTTGGTAATCAGCGCAATCTTCCATATCTCCTTCGGGACAACAACAAGGACACCGTTTGTTTCCAATCTCTTTGTCTGCATCGCACCATTCACATCTTTCTGTCATATTTCCTCGCAAATCGTGCATAACCAAAAACCTTTCTCATATACCCGACTATTCTTTTCACATACTTCACAATAAGAGAGAGCGTCATCACAGACCTCTTCTATTATCTCGATCTCGATGTCTTTTTTAGGAACGGAGGGTTTAAAATTCCCTCCGGTGAAAGGGACTATCTTTGCCATTAAAGTCTCAATCTTTTTTTTAATTCTTGCATTTTGTCATAGGAACTCTTCTGCCCCGCTTCGCTGAAATCACCCACCGCAGCATAAGGAGCCGCGGCAATTCCAGACGGTTGATAGAAAGGGCTCTTACGATTCTGATCTATTTTATCCTGAATAGAATTTTTAGGATCTTCTTTTTTGTGCAGTCCCAGAGCCTTTATGTTCTTATAAACCAGTTTCTGTCTCTCAAATCCTTCCGGCATAGAAAGGATGGTCTCGGCCCATTCAGGATCCTTGTCCGCCAAAACTTGAGCATGTTGCATTACATCTGAAAAATCAGGATTTTGTTTTAACCAATTGCTTCTTCTTTCCTCATCTATGATCTTTCTAGACTTTTCCTCAGCCCTCCTTTCGACGTTTTCACCAAAGTTGCGAGAGAACTTCTCTAATTCTTTCTTCAGTCTCTTGGAATCTACATACGGTTCGTTATCATTTTCATCGTCATCATCGTCTCTTCTTTTGACAGCAACTTTCTCTATTTCCTCGATTTTTCTTTCAAGTTCGGCTCTTGCAGCTCTTTCTTCGTCAAGTTTACGCTTAAAAACTTCTTCTTGCTTGCGAAAGTTAAATTCTATGTTATTTTGCTCAGGCTCTGACTTATCAGTACTTACAGTCATACACTCCTTTGATTTGACTTTGTTTACTAAAATCCCTAATTTATATTTATAAAATAAACCTTTTACAAACAAGAGGAATCATGAAACTGGATCGTTTAGAAACGCATGACAGACTTCTAGAACTTCAGAAACAAGCTGATAACATCTCTCAAGGATGTCAGGACTGTATCAATGCAAGACCAAAAGAATTCGGATCTCACCCTTTTTACATCTTCGCTCACAAACGTGAACTGGGAGTGGACGAGAAGTTTTCAATCATGATGAACGGAGGGTATAGAGGGATGGGAGATGTTCCTACTCATCGGTTGATTTGGGTTCCTAGGTTGAAGAAACCGAGCGCTCAAACTAATTCCATGCTATTTAAATACTATCCCTCTGAGGACCTCATAAACGTGCTCTGGATCATTCCTGCCCCCGAGCTATGGGATCAGTATAGTGAAGACAAGATGTGCGAAAATAAGGTGGTTATGGAAAGCATACACATGTTTAAAACTGACAAATTAAAACTTGAACAAGACGAAAAAGATGATTTGAGCGATAAAGAGATAGAAAAAATTTACAAACAGATCGCCACAACAAAAAAGAAAAAAATTTTACTATGAATAACCCTCCTCGCGGATCAAGAGCGAAAGCTAACTCTCCGCACAACCCCACCCCATATCTAGGACTTCCAAGAAGGGATGAAAAAATATTCACAGTTCAAGAAAATCGTCTTCTTGATCAAATAACAACCGAGATAATACTCGCTTGGAAGGACGACTTGCTTTTGATCAAACAGCATCATATAGCAAATAAAAAATTGCTAGACTCCTTAAAAGGTTTACAATGCGAACTATCGTGTTTCAAAGAGACGATCAAAGGATTTGAGTCATTGAATACACTGAACAATTTGGGTCACTTTATTGATCTTCAAAGGAATGCTTTGTTTTCAATGCAAAAGCTTGATCAAGAATTTCAGGAGTTCATGAAAAGGGAGAGTTTAAAAAAGTGCTGCGTTCCCCTCGTAAGAAAAGAAAAAGAAGAAAACAAGTCTTTTTTCTCTTGTCTAGGTGGGTTGTTTAAAAAAGGAAATAAAAAATGAATAGGAAAAAGCTTGAATATAGATGATGACGCTTTGGAAATTGAAGACTGGGTGGGTTATTTAAAACTTTGTATTAAAAATAATAAAACAGACATTTTTGTTTCTAAGTTAAATGAATGCACTTATCACATGCATCTTCCTATTATAAAAGAACTTAATGAATACGCTGGCAGTCGCTGGGCAGAATGGATCGCAGACGATTTAAGAGAGGAATTTCGCGTTCGCCAAATTACAATAGAAGAAAACAAACGTTTAAAAAAAGGTAAAAAATGAAATGGATAAGGATTGATGAGAAAAAACCAACCCCGTGCGAAGATATCATCTTTTCTGACGGAGAATGGGTATGGTATGGATGGTTGGAAACTTATCTTCCCGAGGAAGAACTTAGTTTTTCCTCTTACACTGAAAAAGATTACATAGAAGGGGTGAAGTATTGGTTTGAAATTCCTCCGATACCCTGTGACTAAACAACCCCTCTAGGAGGAGTTTTTAGCTGCTTCTTATTCACAGGACGAAACCCAACGGAAACATCACGCATCTTCCCCATAGGGTTTTTGTGCGATGTCCCATAATAGTCACCCATTCCATATTTTGTATGGTCTGTATGAGCTTCCTTGGGGGTTTTTGGTGTTGATGATGGTAACTTTTTTAAGTTATTACCAACATCCGCCTTACCAGAATTGCCCGCTCCGTAGAAAGATTTAACCCCTTTTGTCTTCACCAAAGAAAATCTCCTTAGGCGAAAAACAAGAGGATTTCTGTGGAATAGGGCCGCTCTCCATAGATCCTGCGGTTTCTTTCCCCACAGGTGTTCTATATCCCACCCCGTAATAGTTTCCAGCGGACAAAACTCCAGAATGCTGCACATCTTTAGTAGGAGCATTGAAAGTCCATGGGGATATCCCATCCACCTTCTCTTTAACCGCTATAGGGTCTTTAAGAACCTTATTCATCTTTCACCGATTTTTATGTTTTTTAGATCTTAGTAACGGTAACCAGGTCTCATTGGGTGAGATTTGATTTTTCCATCACCTTTCATCTGGTCTTCACGGATCTCTTCTGTAGTGTCAGGATAATCATTAATTTTTCCTGAACCTTCAGCAGATTTGTATTCTTTTAGTTTGTTCCCAGACTTCATCATCATGTCAGATGTGTGTGGTTGACCATAAAAATCGTTAATCTTGCGACTAGCCATATATAACCTCTCAGTTTCTTTTAGCTCATAATACAACAATAAAAAAATCTTTAGCAATAGATAGATTATGTCCTATAGAGTAAGATGTATAAATCTATGAAAACACTCGTATCCGCGGTTACACATCCCATCACATTTTTATATCTCATTTCCTTTGGGATCTATGCTCTTTTTAAATTAGACTATTCTCAATTAGCCGGATTAATATGTTTGCTGTCTGGTCTATATTGTTTTATAAGCAAAATAATTTTAACTTACTTTGAATCTATTGACACATGACTGACTCAAAAAAACCAGAATACGAGCAAGCGTTTATTTTACGAAGAAAATGGGTTACACAGAAAAAGGCTCTCAAAATGTTCCCACCTTCTCCACGTGATAAAATTTCTTTAAAAATAAAGACCATCCCATTCGATACTCCTGTTCATTTTTATGTTAAAACTATTGATTCATAGCTTGCGGCTCTTCTTGCCCTTGCATCTGCTGATCCCCTTGCAAAGACTGCTGCTGCATCATCCCTCCCATTAGCTCCTGCATGAACTTATTAGACTCAGATGACTGCTTTGCTTGCTGTCTCTCTTGATTCTCTCGCATCTCTTCTTCAAAGTTCAAGGATTGGATCTCATTCATTTTTAGATTGGTCTCAATCTCCCCATACTTACCTACGACTTCAACCAATTGAGCAAGAGCTTCCATTTTCGATTTAATCGAGAGAGATTGATTTTTACTGATTTCAGAAAGTCTCTCTTCGAGGAGACCAATATTGGACTCTGCTCTACCGTGCCTTTCCCTTGCTGTGGCAATCGCTGCTGCTGTTCTTGCATACATCTCCTTGATTTTAGCTTCATTAAATGTGTGCTCAATATTCTGAGCTTCTGCGTTAACCGCTTGCATTTGCTGTTCTTGCTGTTGTAAATACTGCATAGCTTCCGCTTTACCGGATAGATTCATGTCTTTGATGATCATGCTAGGAGGGAACACTTCCCGTCCGAATATCTGGTTGATATCCATAAGCTGCTGAGCATGTAAGTTTCTCTGGGTTGGTGTTAGAACCCCTTCTTCTACTGCCGTGTGAAACTCTGAGAACACTCTGGATTCAAAGAATGGTGATGGTTGCTCGCCAATGAGCATGGAAACTTTAGCTGCATTCCAATTGTTAAGAATGATTTGCAGCATCCTTTCCCCGAGTATCTTCAACGACAAATCCCATTGATCAAAGTATTTCTGCAGCACAGTGAGGTTAGCCGCTTGCTTGAGCATGGTGGTGAGGGAGGAAGCTCCTTTGTCTCCTTGCGCACTCCAGTTCTCTAAATCTACTCCTGATGTTCCGAAAATAAGAGTCCGAAGTCTGTCAACCAAAGCAAAATCAGACTCAGGAACAACGTTTGGCACAATCTTTTCGCAATCTGTGAGCTCGTAACCTTCATTGATGATGATATCCCATCCCTGTCCCGACTTCTTAACGTTATCCTCATTTGCAACAGCTCCTACCTTTCTTTTCCACCCAGCGTTGATTGTAGCTTCTTTTTGATCGTGCGAGATGATGATCTGACGATTCATCAAATAATTTGAATCACGCATAGTCCGGACTAGCCCACGCACACGCAAATCATAATAATTATTGTGCGGCTCATAGTTCCAATAAACGGGAATGAAAGGACAGTCATCAAATCCGAGAGGATTATCACCTTGGAACATGAGTTGATCGTTGAGGATGACAGCTAGTTTCCAGCAGGGAACTTCTAACTCCACCGACTCAAGGTCACCAATTGAATACAGTATTTGCTCAAGATTCCCATCACCACCAGCGTAATCAAAAAACTGATTACGAGAACGAGAATAGAGACGTTTTTTCTTGGTTTTCCATTTGTACCAGACATAAGATAATACCATTAAATCGTTGCGGGCCATGTTATAGTTCTCAGGGAGGAAGTAAAAGCTTCCATATCTCTGAGGAGTTCCTGCCATAGGAGCAATGTTCTCGAGTTTATCAGGGAATCGGGACTCAGCTTCTTTCTTTGAAATATACTCTTGACACCATACGAATTGTGCGTCAGATGCGTCCGGCTCCCTGAAATAGGGGTCTATCAAAAATGAATTATACTCCCATAATTTTAATTTTAATTCACCTTGAGCGGGATCTTTCCCCTGAAAGTCTAAATACGGTTGCAACAGCACCATTCCAGTGATTGCAGCTTGCTCGCATGCTCGGGAGAACTGCTCATGTATCCCTTGCGTAGTGCATACTTGCGTCATCAACCGGGTATATTGATCTGTCGTTTGAGGATCTCCTCCGCCCGTTGGTATGTATGTTATCCCCTTTCTGTGCTGTCTTTGATATCCTGTCACCATGTTCACGGGTTGCTGGAGCAGGTTGAAGTAAAAGGATTGAGAGGATGAGGAAGGGGTAAAGTTGAAATAACGGTTAACGAAGGTCTGGGAACCAGCATAGAATAGAGTGTCAATGTTGCTCTGATTCCACCTGCTTTGCTCGATTGGTTGAAATTTCGAGTAGAGATTATCCAACCACTGGCGGACGTTCCCTTGATTAGGTTCTAATGCGTTGTTCCATGGGGGATAATAAAAAGACACGACCACCTCAAATTATTTCAATTTAAGGTTATAATATCACTAAAGTTTTTATTATAGCAAACGCATCACATTACTCTTGGATTTCTTTTTCGCATTCTTCATTTATTTTCTTACGGAGGTGATCGACACAGAAATCTAATTTGTCAGCAACAAACTCCAAGAGAAGAAGTCCCACGTCTTCTGAATCTAACCCATACTTGAACGCAGAAATGGTTATGCAGCTGAAGTAGTGAGAAATCTGATCTTTTATCTCTATCTCATGCTCATCGAAAATAGCTTGATCCATATTCCCGCGTCTAGCCAAAAAGGTTCTTGCCTGTTTTTCGTTCATTTATCTGTCCCTTCCTTCGCTTCCCGATCTTTTATTTGTCGATCTATTCCGATGATAAAGAAATCCTTTATCTTTTTTAGGCTATAATTTCGAATAATTGCAAACGCAGTTATGCGAGAAAAAAGGTGAGCAAGAAGGGTTTCATCGTCTATCTCCATTTCGTCAAAAGCAATAGCATCTTCTGTCGCTCTCAAAATTAGAAATTCTTTTGTTTCTTTATTCATCTAAACCCCGTGTTGTTCCAAGAATTAATCTTCATGTCCTGTTCTTTTAATCGATAGTACTCATTTAAATCAAATGAAGCGATCTTATGCGTTGCAACTGCATATCTAAGAGCATCGATTGCGTGATCGTTCTTCTTTATCGGTTCGTCCCATCCCTTTTCCGCCGCTTTATTATCCCATACATACCCCTCTATCTCTCTAATCAGATTGGTGCAATCCTCTTGGATATAGAGATCTCCGCATTTCATTAAGCTAGTGGTTATTTGAATCCCGTCATCCACACTATTATTGGTCTTAGCAACATGCAATCCCATTTTCCTTAGTTCAAGCTGAAAAGCTTCTGCAGACGGGTCGAGATATATAGACTTTACTCCATAGGGGTTCAAAAAAGCATATACGTCTTGAGCAAATTCTGAGTTCGTTTTTTGTTTTCCTCTTGTTTTAGGATCCCAGTAATATTCTTTAGCCACATACATCTTCTTAACCGGATGACCCGCTATTGCAGTACACACACCGATCAATACACACGCAAATGGGTTGACAGCTCCATAGTCAATCCCAGCTATGAAATATTGAGCGCAGAACTCTGGACGCTTAATTACATGAACGTTCTTATCAAAGAAGTCGAATATAGCGCCTTCAGCTAGACACCACTGTCCCAGGAAGTTTCTCTTGTAAAAGACTCCTGAGAGAGATTTTCGTATCATCTCGATATATGAGGTTGGAAGGTGTGGATTGTCTGTGATCATGTAATGCTGGGAATAGTAATTCTTATCTCCCATAAGACCCATGTCTATCCACATCTTCAACTTGTGAGTCGGATACGATGGATTCATGCTTGCAAACCCTTTCGAATGTTCATTAGATAGTCTAGAGTTAATCGCATCGATCACAGAATCAGGATAGAAGGTCATCTCATCGCAATAAACTAGAGAGAATGTTTTCCCCATGATCGCACCAACCGCCCCATTGTCTTTGGCTCCTATGGTTCCTATGCATTTATCTCTATAATGCAATTCCCTGTTTCCGGTGAACCAGGTGCAGAATGGAGTAAAGACAGAGAGTGGGTTGTTAGGTTTGTTTCTAGCTTCAAGGATCAGTCTTATAGCATTGTCAAAGATAGTTGATGAAGTGTGCCCAATCATCCAGATGTCAGAATCAGGACAGTTATGAACCGCATGCATAAAGGCGAAGAGAGTGCCAACAGTCTTTCCAGTTCTTACGGCTCCGTGACATATATTCCACTTTGCTGTACAATTTTCAAGAAATTCAAGCTGTTTAGGAGTGAGTGTGTCCATGGACGACCAAGATAGTATAAGTTCCTTTATTGAGGAGGGTGTCGAGAAGGAAGAAATAAATCAAGAAAAAGATTGGTTATCCGTTCTTGTTGGTCTCGTACATGAAATTCAATATAACTCAGTGGAAGAGAAGAGAAATAGATTCGGGGAAGGTGAGTGGTTGAGTGAGCCCGATTTCATAAAATTTGAATATCTTTCATTAAAGTGTATAATTAAAAGACATGAACTCTTAGGTCATCTTTGTGGGTATTGTGAAGTTCCATGTTTCCACCAATGGTTTGGTCGCAAGATGGAAGACTTGGACTGTAATGTCCACGGTGGAGTCACATATTATGGTAACCTGGGACACATTGGAATAGATGGAGGAGTGTATATTGGGTTCCATAGCATGCATTCTTTTGACATTTGCCCTCGTATTTTAGATTTAGCTACGAAAGAAGGAGTGGATCTTTTTAAAAGATATAACATCTCTCAGCCATTCTTTCCAACTTACAAAAATATATCCTTTTGTATCGTAGAGTGTATGGGTCTTGCAGATCAAATCAATGCAGCATTGGGTACGAAAAATGAATGAATTACCGGACTATATCGCACTGAAAGTTCAAAAGATTTATATACTAAACGAAGCGGAAAAGAGCGCGCTATGGGGTGACGGTACATGGGTAAGAGAGCCGGATTTTGTTTTCTATCGTCACCTAGGTCTCAAGTGCTTCCTTAAAAGAGATTTAACAATGGGAACCTGGGATGGATACTGCGAGGTCCCAAGTACGCACCCTTGGGAACAACTTCGCGGTGTTGATCTTCCCTGCACCGTCCACGGAGGTGTGCGCTGTTTTGATCATAATCCATATATCATGCTCAAAAACCGATTTATTGGGTTTCATTGTGCTCATTTTGGAGATATAATTCCGTCATCCAATGTGGAAATAAAAGATCATCTAGAAAATCTTAAGAAAGGGATACCAAAGATAAAAATCTCTAAATTTCCAGCTACATATAAAACATTTTCTTTCTGCATGTCTGAATGCATAAAGATGGCGCAACAGGTCCATGAAGCGGGGAACAAGAAAGATGAATGAAGAGTTAGAATATAAATCTCCTGCACAAATTCATAATGAACGGGATGACCTTTTGCAGCAATTTGAGTTAAATCTTGTGGGATATGAACAGTGGAATCCTAATGCTTTGAACAGTTATGTGACACATAGGGATCATCGGGACTTAATGAGGATGTTCTTAGAGATTTTAAAAAGAGGATAGAGAATGAATACGCACAAGGTGATTAGCGACGGATTGAGGGAACTGTCTTTCAAGGTACGTGACTTAGATGAAGATATGACTGCTGGAGAGTTTTATCTAGATGTTTTACTGATTTTAATCGCCAATATGTACCAAAGTAGTACTAATATGGCCCAGACTTCCCGTTCTATTAGGAAAACTTGGGAAGTTTCAGCTTCTGTTTTTGACATCAAACCGTTTGAAGAGGTGACGTAATGAAACCAGAAAAAGAACTGGACGCAATGGGAAGAGGGTTATTTTTCCAGAAAAAGGTTAAGGAGTTGTCTAAAGAGGTTTTAGCTCTCTATCCTGAAACCAGAACAGTGGAATTCTTTTTTGATTTCTTATCTGTCTTAACACGGATTATATACAATTCGTGTGGGTCCGAAGCGGGTGCTGCCTTTCTCATTAAATCAGCGATTAAGATGGGGAAAGATATGTACCTCAACGACAAAAAAGAATGATGTATTCCAACTCTATTCCAATTCCGCCTTCTTTCTTTCTTGCTGTAACAGTGTGATCCCATCCATTAGGGTTGCCATGGTTTGGATAGCTTCAGGAGCATAGCTCATCTCTGTTTTCTCAGAATAACCCCTTTCCTTGGCTCTGGTTCGAAGGAAGAACATGGTAGCTTGTAAGTTGTTATCTCGGTCGATTAGCTTCATCAGGACGTTTTCTGCGCGATCCTTGGACCTTTCCTGCGCTTGCTCCTTTATCATGGTTAGGTAAACAGATTCTCTTATCCTTTTATTGATCTGCCAATATGACATCCCTAGGTCATCAGCGGCTAAGAATGGTAGTCCATGGAAGGTTAGCAATGCTTTTGCTATATCTAAGTCAGGTATTTCATAATAAGGATTTGTTGAAGGACCTGGTTCCGATTGGTTCATTATTTATTTCACTCCTGTCTTTTTTATTAATAAATACCATTATCAAACTATATTTACAACAATATCAATTAGAATTTTTTAATTTTTCGAGGGATTTTTCTTGCATGAATATGTATTTGTGTATAAGATGGATGACATCAAACAACCAAACAGGTCAAAATGAAAAATGAGTCGAGAATAGAGTTAACTCCATATGCGCGAATGCTAGTGGAGAGAGAGGGGCGCCCTGGGCTAACTGCTTTCGGGAGATTGTTAGGAGAGTCTTGTATTGAATTACAGGTTCCTGGGATTAATGAGATAGCTTCCAAGGGGATGAGGGCTATAAATAAGAATTTTACATCGTTTAAAAAGTAGAAGGAAAAATATATTCATTCAGGGAGGTCAAAATGGGAAAAGAGAATACAACACAAATGCAGGTATGCGTTCTGGAAGAGAGGGGCACCGATCCTTTCGTTTTGAAGGAAATCAAGAGACAACGAAAAAGTATGAAGTTAGAAAAGAAGCTAGAGAGGTTTAGGAGAATGTGTCCGGATTCTCTTCATAATTTTGCTTCTAAAAAGTTAGATGAGTCTGAAAAGCGGTTTAGGGGTTTAAATTAATTTTTTAAATATTGTCAAGAGGAAGAAAATGAACTGGATAACATTTGCATCTGTTATGATACCGATTGCGGGAATGATATGGTTGATGCACCGAGAAAATGTGAAAATGTATTTAGATGCTACTAAATCAAACGCTCTTGAAATGAAAGATTTTCATGGGAGACTGTGTGTTTTAGAGGAAAAATATATTCAAATGATGCAACGATATTGGGAGAGTAAGTAATGGAAAAGGGGGAGAGAAGGGTAAATGTTAATTTAAGTATTAGTGAATTTAAGCGTCTTAAAATTCTTTCAGTTGAAACTTTTGTTCCAATGGATACGATCATTAGGATCGCGGTTCTGAAGCATCTTTCTGAGTTCGGGCCCGCAGGAACGGTGGGAGAAGAACCTTTGGGCGAATGTAGGTAGTATTTATCTCACCCAGGTAAATTTCCCTTTCACGGTGATATCTGCTTCTTTTATGTCTCCTGCGAATTCAGCAACTGCTTTGTCTATAAGTTTTGACAGCATGGGGTCATCGTAAGAGAAGGTAACTGGGTCAAAAATAGGGTGTTTCGTCGTCGTCGATATATGGTCGTCTTTTATTGTGATTGCTAGTTCCAGCATTCTTCAGTTCTCCAATATAGGTTTTGTCTGACTCTTGTTCATTTTTCTCAATCTGATCCCAATACGTGCTAATGCTCGCTGGGTCAACTTTGTAATAGTTTGCTGATTTGGATATCGCTATTTCTTTTGGATGCTCTTTCTTTAGCCTCCAGGCGAACATGACAGCTTTGAATAGTTCTTTGTCTGGGATATAGGGGAATGGGAATTTCTTTTTTGGTTGGTCTGGAGTGTGCTTATCGGACATTTTCCTTACTTCTTGTGCATCTTTTTGAGAGTTTCAGCAAGCACCGCTCTTTTGCGTAGTGTTGGGTCTTTAGAGTGCTCAGCTTTCTTTAGTTTCTTCGCGGGGATCTTTTCCCCTTCTTTAACGTGTAACTCTTTGTGCAACGCACCAGGGTGTTTTATAGCCCCTTTAATCCATTTCTTCTTTTCCATGCTTACCTTACGACCATTTATTTTCTTTTTTTGCCTTTCATTTCAACCATATCGCACATTTTGTCGCGTTTGATATCTTTTTTAACTAATTGCTTTTCTTGCTTTCCTGCAACTTTTTTCACTTTTTCAAATCCTTTACGGATCTCTTTATCCATTGTCTTCCTTGGGAAAAATTTTGAATAAACAGAGCTACATCGCTGCAGCACTGTTTTTAAAAAAAGAAAACACATCATTTTTTGTGCTTAACTTTCTTGAGGTTCTTTCTATCCATAGATTTATCGTGAGCAGTTTCTTTGTGATGCTCTTTTTTTCCATGGTGTTTTTTTTCTGAATGCTCATCTTTCCCCTTTACCATATGAGAAAGATGCTCATGTGCTTTGGATAAATGATGATGAGCTTTTTTATGATGATGCGAAGAGTGTTTTTCGTGTGCCATTGATATTTCCTATTGGTTATTTCTAATTTTAATTTAGAATATATAGAAAATTTAAGCAAAGACTTATTTACAAAATGAATGAAATAACGTCATTGACTGGTTCGTAGAATTGATTAACGTACGAGCAATTGATGCATGTAGTTTGTTTTATTTTGTCTTGTCCATATCCTTCATGAATATGTCCAAAAATACACAGTTTTAACTTCGGAAGATTTTCTATTCTTTCTCTTAGAGTAAAACTACCCACATTTTTTCCTGCTATTGTTAAATCCAAGCAATTTCTGGGAGGAGTGTGGGAGATTAATATTTCCGTATCACAAGGGATTTTTGCGTAAGCATATTCCAAAGCTTGCTCATTACCCATAAACGCTGTGCAAATAGGATTGCATTCAGGAAAAATCACCGAGTGAGGTGTTCCCCATATTTTATATCCCTTGTATTCTATTCCTGCATCTTGGAGGTAGGTTGTGTTGCTTTGCAGCATGTCGTTGAAGATTTGAGGGTAATCTCTAATGAAGTTATCATGATTCCCGGCGATCAATATCTTTTTCTTATATTTCTGCTCGTTTAACCAATTGAAGAAAGAAGAGATGTTTTTAAAGTTATCATTTTTAAAATAATCCCCTGCAAGAATGAGTATATCCCCTCCAGGAGTTTGAGGGAAATATCCGTGAAGGTCAGAAAGAACAGTGACTTTCATGGAACTTGATTTTTTCTTTTCCATAAATACTTAGTAAATATTCATAGGTCTGATAAAGGTAATCGGGTGTGGTAGCAAAGTATTTTGTTGTCGCATCGGGAGTCGCAATTATCATGCAATATTTATAAAAATCGATTGTTACTCCTTCCCCAGGGTTAATTTCGTAAGCATAATAATGAAAACTATTTAAATTTGCTCCCACGAACACTTCTAAAATACTAGTCTTCTTTCTTTTACTCATTCACCTCTCTCGGAAGGTTTGTCCAATAAACATTAGGATTGTCGTACATATATTTGATCATGTAACCAAAAGTAACTTGACATCTCCAATGATTCCCTAATTTATATGCGATAACGATCTCGATGTCTTCTGCGGGAGAGTGTTTACTAACCTTTTCCCATTTCATCCCACCACCCCGTTTGTAGTTTTTCTGGAAGTTTCTTTCTCAATTTGTCTAACTCCCGATTTTGATTCAATTTTTTTTTGCAATTCTTGCATGTGGGATCGAAATTTCCTGTTTTTTTGATTCTCGTGAATTCAAACAATTCTTGATCAATATTGCATTTACTGCACTTTTTCTTTTCCATAAAAGATATCAAACAATATATTTATATCTTTTTCATTTGTGTGAACGTTTCCAAAAGTTTTTTCAATATCCATTTTTGCCGACGGTCATAGCTATCAAAATATTTGTACAACTTTTTGGAAACTCGAACCTTAACAAACAGTCCAGAAAGATCATTTTGGGTTTTACTCATAGTTGATCCTGCGATTATTCATTCATCTTTTTTGAAAGCAACAGAATAGGTATTATCAGACGTTAGGGTATTAATTACCTCTTTAGCCATTGAATAAGAACACTTTAACTTTCTCTGCACATACGCCTCTGACAATTTTCCATAAGTTAGCAGAGCTGCGCAAAGGATTGTACGCTCATTTTGAGTTAAACATTGCTTGACTGCTAGTTTTTTGATCATTTTAAATATTTTCTTCTATAAATTCGGTGCATCTTTACTTTCTTCACTTTCACGCTCTTTTTTTCTCTCTCTTTCCTTATTGAAAATATAATTACCATAAAATGTGGATAAATACTCTTGCACCTCATCGTCTTCACTTTCTGTGAGCAATACAAGTTTTATGGTTAACATTTGCGCAATTTCTAAACTTTCTTTTAATGTTAACTGTTCTTCAATCAATTTTTCCGTGAACGCTTGAACGAAAAGATTCGTTTTGAGTGATTCTTCCTCGGCCGACATAAATTTCCCTTTAAACAAGATTTTTGAAAATAATATGAGGTAACACGCTGTGTGCGCACACCCAATAAATAACATAGAACCAGGATAGTATAGAATGTAGTATACACCACACAACCGATTCATTAATACTATATGACAATATTCCGCTGATAAACCATCCAGGTATCAAATAACGGTTGAGAACAAATCTATATTTCATCTTTTCTGGAATTAAATTTATCTAAATTTTCTAAATATGTTTCATATGCATCTAAGTATATTTCCTTCACTTCTGCATTTGAATATTTAGCCCCCATCAAAACCCTGATAGTAAAAAACTGCATTGCTCTTATCACAACAAAGGTTTCGAGCTCCCCACTTTCGAAAACATCTAAAAGTTTCCTAGAGAGCTCGTTTGCTTCCTTTTCTATTCTTGTTTTTTCGTCCATACTATCTCTTTTTTTTCTTTTTTGAGAGAAATCTATATTTATTCTTCATTGGAATCAAATTGATATTTATTTTCTTCATAAATTTCATATGCTTGTAGGTATATCCCCTTTACTTCTTCGTCTGTAAATATATCGCCGGAGAGAACGCGGACAGTAAAAAACTGCATCGCCAATATCACAACGACATCTTCAATCTCATTACCTGATAAAACATCAAAAAGTTTCCTGGAGAGTTCGTTTGCTTCCTTTCTTATTTTAGTGTTTTTGCTCAAGCTACCTCTTTTTTTTCTTTTTTGACTTCCCCGCTTTACTCATTGCTATCGCTATAGCTTGCTTCTCAGGAACCCCAGAATTTCTTTCCCGACGGATGTTCTCTGATATCCCTTTCTTGCTCTTTGCTTTTTCTCCTGAAATTAATGGCATACTATCCCTACTGTGGCTCAGAATTTCTGATATTTTTGTTGAAAAGATAATTTTTAAATATATCATCTAGATATATTTTTATTTGATCATCAGAGTTATTTGAAAGCAATAAAATATGAATGAGTAGCATCTGAGCAGTATCGCAACTTTGGTAGATTGTAAAATTTGCTAGTTTAAGGTCATTGCAAATTTTTTCCATGACCTCATTCATTCTGATCCGCATCTTGATTTTTTCTTTTTCTTCTTTGGAATTTTTTCTTTTTTTCTCTTTCATCTCAGTCCTCCAATTCTTCTACATGTATAATAACTTTAGGAAAAAAAGAGTAGTATTTTTCAGCAGATATTTTACAGACTATATTGTCGTCCACAAGGACGGTGTTGACCATAGCGTCTTCGATATGTTTAATGTAGTTTGTTGTGTCGGGCCGTTTAGAGCAGTAAACTTTCTTCCCATTTCGAATTGCTTGTTGTAAAGATTTTGGAAGTGATTTGGGAATTGGAACCTCGAATTGAAAATCGACGCGCACTTTGCTATTAAACAAAGGGACGGGGGAAGGGGTATTATGCTGCAATTTGAGTTGATGCTGGGATCTTCTTTTCTCTTTATATCTTGGGTTAAATGATCTCTTACCAAATCCTTGATGCGATTTCCAACTGATGGGAATACCGGGCAATTCATATGTTTTCCTCATTTATTTTGACAATTTTACCATTTGGTAATATCCCATATCCCCAATGCGAAATAGGTATTTGATATTTCGTTGCTTTTGCAAGTCTAACAGCAAATTTCTTCGATGGAATAGTCTTACCATTTGCCCACGCGTGTACTACGGATGGACTGGTTTTCAGCTTCCTCCCAAGTTCAGTATATGTCAATTCTTTTTCTTTAATCCAATTTTTTAATAATAGATGCATCAAATAATTCTCTTTTATAGACAATACGAAAGAGTGTAAATGGAAAAAAGAAAACTGTAAAGAATGAAGATTTTGCTAAGAATTGAAAACCTAAAAAATAAGTGATTTATCTATGAAAAAAGAAAAAAAGATGGACGAAAAAAGAAAACCTCTGGTATCTTCTGATCAGAATTTAAGCAAAGAGGTTAAAAAAATGTGGTGGGGAACAGAACCCGATGAATGGGAAACAGAGGAGGACAATAAATTGCATAATCAGTTGATTGAAATATTTGAAACAGAATATATACCCTTCATGATGCTGTCAGAAGAAGTTCAAGAAGAGTTAGCACACGGTGAATCAGAGAATTCAATTATTGATGAGATTTGGAAAGAGTTTCCCGAATGGTGCAGAAATTATATAGAAGATCAAAAGGAATTTGGAGTTGCAGAATGAACAACATTACAATTGCAGTTACATTCCCAAGAAATGAAATGAGGAATGATATTGGAGATATTTCCAGATGGAGAAATGAGTTTGAAAAACTCTTGACCATCCAAGGAATTGATTACGACATGAACTGGACAGACCAAAAGTCTAGGATAGAATTTACAGGAATTATTAACGAAGAGGAAGAAAATGAACCAATCTGAATCAATAAACGAGTTATCTACAGCTCTATCAAAAGCTCAGGGCCAAATGAATCACGCGGTGAAAGACACGACCAATGCTTTCTTCAAGTCAAGTTATGCTGACCTTGCATCTGTTTGGGACGCTGCCCGAGCACCCCTTGTAACGAACGGGCTAGCAGTGATACAAACATTAGAAATTGTAAATGACAAACAGGCCCTGACGACAATGCTTACGCATTCTAGTGGGCAGTGGATTAAAAGTACAATGTTTCTACCTGTTGTAAAACCCGGATCTCAAGAAGTTGGAAGCTGTATTACTTATTGTCGTCGCTATAGTTTAGCGGCAATCTGCGGTGTTGCACAGTCCGATGACGATGCAGAATCAGCCATGACATCAATTAGAGAAGATAATAAAAATTCATCTAGATCATTTTTATCAAAAGAACAAAAAACAAAATTAGATGAATATATACAAAAGTTTCCAACATCTAATGATGCTTTATGTAGAAAATATCAATTAAAGAACATTCACGATCTTCCAGTAACATATTATGATTATGTATGTGCTGAATTTGAAAAAAAATTAAAAGAAATAGAAGAAAGAAAATCAAGGAAAGAAAATGCAAGTTGAACTTTGGTCACCAGAACATATTGAGCAGAGAAAAACTCATATAACCGCAACAGATGCGCGAGTGATCATGGGGGTTGATAAGTGGAAGAATGCATATCAACTTTACATGGAAAAGAAAGAGGGGGAGAAGACTCCGGATAATGAAGGGATGCGCAGGGGGAGAGAAAGAGAACCTCAGGCTATTGCTCATTATGAAGAAATCAAAGGGGTAAAGGTAAAGGGAAAATGGGTGACTAAAGATGGATGGATGGGTGCTACGCTTGATGGGATATCAGAAGACGGGAAGATCATGGTTGAAGTTAAAAATTCTTGCTTAGAAGACCACCAAACAGCGTTAAACGGTAACATCCCGTTTCATTATTACCCTCAATTGCAATGGCAGATGGAGGTGACAGGATTAGATGAGATGGACTACGTATCGCAAAGGTTAGAGGATTTTGAACCTATAGTAATAGTCAGAGTGAAAAGAAGTCCGGACTATTGCACCACTATGGTTGCTCTTGCGAAAGAGTTTCATGCAAGATTGTTAGAAGACAATCCACCGGATCATTTTGACTCTTGGGTTGACCATACTTTTATGGGGATTGAAGACGCTCTCGCATTTTATATGGAGCAAGCTAACGATGCGTCAAAAAAGGTGAAGGAGTTGAAGGATAAGTTAATTGAAAAGTGTGCAGGAAAGAAAACCTTGGGAAATAAGTTCAAAATCACACCTTTCGAAGTTTCTGGTAGTGTAAATTATGACGCGATTCCAGAATTACAAGGTGTAGATTTGGAGCAATACCGCAAACCTCACAGAGTTCAATGGAGATTTGACATAAAAAAATAAAAAACTTAACATGAAGGTATTTTCATAAGTTTTTTGATGTTGTTTGAGCTGAGGTTGGGAAGTCCCAACCTCTTTTTTTATGCTTCCCTTCTCAGCATTTCACCCAGATCAACCGGACCTATCTCCATCCTATACTTCATATCCTCTGCAAACATGTTTAACCTTATCTCTCTTGGGGAATGTTTTCTATAGCACTTGAATGTGTAGTCAATCCCCTCAACGTGACATAAGTAATTCAAAAACACTCTCTCTTCTTTTGAGAGAAACGATTTTTTTACCTTTTCGTTCATCACTTGGATGTACCCGAACTCTTTCGGTAATTCGTCTAGAGCGTTGTTTCGGTAATGTTTTGAGAGAGCTTTTAGCTTTTTGAGATCTTGCTCATTTTCTCTCCACTCAGTTTCAAAATTTTCCATATCTCACCAAATTTATCTGTCTATGAAGTCGATTAAAGAGTTTGCCAGAAAAGAGAATTTGAGAGTAGGGTATTAAATGAAAAAGGGCTCCCCACCAACCATAGTGCGAGCCCCAGAGAATTCGGATGTTCCTCTTAAGAACGTCCGAGATCTTATCTGAAGGGCCAAATTAAGCTCAACGGAAAAGATAAATTTAATCTGGGATGGTGGGAAGTTCTTATAAAACAAGGAGCTTTTCATGATCAAAAAAAACCAATTTCCATATATTGACCGTCCTCACATAATCTTCCCAAGAGATATATTAAAATATGGATGGGAAAAAGCACTCATTTTAGGACATCTATCTCAATGTTTAAACCCGGATGGTACGCTACCTAAAACAAAAGATCTTCATACTTTTTTTAAAGTTTTTGACAAAAAAATTTTTTACAAACTTTTAGGGGAGTTAATAGCCGAGGGTGTTCTCGCTGATGATGAGGAATACTCTCATGAATAATTTTTCTTCCTTATCACATTCATATAACGTTGACATATGCTGTCTATATGGCCTAGAAGAAGCTGTTTTGATCCATCATTTTCAATATTGGATAAGTCACAATCTAAACTTGAAAAGAAATTTTCATGATGGAAGAACATGGTCATTTCAAACCCACGCAGAAATTAGCGCTCATTTTCCTTATTGGACACCGGACAAAATCAGAAGATATCTGGATTCTTTAGTAGAAAAAGGGGTTATTATAAAAGGAAATTTTAACAAAACCCCTTTTGATCGAACTATTTGGTATGCCTTTAGGGATGAAGAAAAGTTTTTAAGTAACGGTAATTCAAATATTCCTAACGAAAGGCTAATTCGCCAAATCCAACCGGCCGATGAGCCAAATCCAAACGTCCAATTGGCCACACCTATACCAGATAATATACCATATACTAAAACAAAAGAGATACCGGCACCTTCGGCGCCCTGTTCCCACCCCGAGGCTGGGAACGTTTCTCTCCTTTTTTCGGAAGCAATCAAGAAAACCAAACCAGACATCAAAGAACCTGCGTTCATCTCCACTCAAAAAATTTTTGACAAACTGCTCAGGATTGATAAGCGTAAAATAGAAATTATAAAAAAATTAATTGAATGGTTACCGACGCATAACTTCTGGAGCACTAAGATACTTTCAGCAGAAAGTTTCAGGAGGAACTTTGATAAGCTTGAGTTGGAGATGAATCAGAATCGCTCAAAACAGTGTTTAAATGACCCAGGATTGATTAATAAGATTAAAGAGCATGTGCATAGCATTCCAACACATAAAGTGATTGTAGGGCAAAATTACGTGGAATTTCCTGAATTTCGAGACGCATACTTCAAAGTTGGTGATCCTAGATTTAAAGAAAATATTTCACACCACTTCTATAAAATCGGTTACCCTCTGGAGGAAGACAAATGAAAATAAAAAATTGTATATTTTGTCGCAATCCATGGCAGGATAGAGAATTGGAGCTATGCTTATGCCCAGACTGTATTCATGCTTTACGATTGCGTCCCAATAGGTATGAAGAAGTTCAGCTCGAACAGTTGATTAAGCTTGGAGATCTTAAGAAAAATGAAAATCTCGTGGATGCAACAAAGCTGATGTGGGAAGAGGTGAAGAAAATGAGATATGGGAATGTCTAAAGTACAGATATGGGTGTTGTCAGTGATAATGTCGATTGTTATAGTTGGTGTAGCATATTTGAAGAGTTTCCTGCTTAGCAGTTTTAACAGCAGGTAGAATGGATGTTTAAAAAAATTTATTGTTATATAATATATTTTATGTATCCGTTATTGTTGTTCTATTTAATTTGGAAAATGAAAAAATGATTAATGGTAAATTAGTTTTTAAAGATTATTATTTATTTATATTATTTTTTTTATATTTTCTTCTTTTAGTGTATGTGATATCATTTAAAACTCATGAAACCAAGGACTTGCCCACAGAATGGGAACTGTGGATAAATGACTTTTAAAATTGAGATGAGAGATGAGCATTGACGGATTGGGTAGGATTATTGTTGGAAGCGGGCACTTTGTGGAGAAAGCTCCTGGGATTATCGAAATGACTCAAAAGGTGGTTGTTGGAGGGGGTCATTTTGTTAATGGGGTACAAGTGTTGGGAGCCGCTGGGGAGCGAGCATCTCAAGCATTAAATGCATCCAGACAAGTTCAAGCGTTAGTCGCTCTACCTGCACACGTCCCTGTTGGAGGTGGTCATTTTATTAAACGTTCTATCCCTGTTATGCAATGCTTCGCTGATGCGAACGGTAACTTAGTAAACATGGTGCTGTGCGGGGCGCATGAAGATGCTGTGGATCGGGAATGGAACAGACAGTCGAGTTATAACGATCAAAGAAGGTGGGAAGAAGAGATACAAAAACAACAACAGGAAGCAGAGAAGTTTAGAAGATATTCTGCTTGGAGAGACCATCATGAAAGTCAATTTAAAAAGCTGGAAAAGATGGGATGGAACACAGCTCAAGCTATCGGATGGGGGATGTCTGGAGACTATGGGGCTATGTTGGAGAAGTGTGTGGATGCTGGTATGGATTTAGCTGAGATAACTTTGGAAAGTTTAAGATGGTCTTTTGAACATGCGGGTAAATAATGATTATTTCATTAGCTCATGTGATGACATATAATTTAAACCATTCTTCACGAACAACGATAACTGGTATATTTATATTGTTTATTGCATCTATCTTTATATATTTTAGATTTAAGGATTTATAAATCATCAATAATCTTTATAACAATCAATTATAAATATTCTTGGTGGATGGGAAGGGTTTTGATAAGGACATGAAGTATCTGCCTCAATCCTATCTAATATTTTTATCACCCCGGTTTCTTCGTCTTCATGATATGGGATTGAGAATGGGACGCAGGAAAAGAGGATAGTTAAGAAAATAAAGTATTTCATATATTCTTTAGCATAAAAAAAGAGAGAGAATGAATCAAGAGGTTTCAATGGATGAAGATAAAATCAAATTTGTAAAATATGAAACTGTTGGTGACGGGTATATTATGTCAAAACACCCTCCCGATCTCTCCTTTCCAAAAGTGTGGTTACAAGATGATTCTGCAGATTTCTATAAAGTTTTTAGATTAAATTCTTATGGAAGTTGGGAAGAAGTTGGAATAGTTTATAAATATAATTTTGAAAAGTCTATTCTTTTAGATCCTTAAGGACCTGTTGGGTATAAAACCGTAGTCAATGTTCCAGCGATTGTAGAGCTAGCGCCAGTAAAGTAAATAGTTTTCAAAGCTGTTGTTAATGTTCCCGTTCCGTCTACAACGTTTGCATTACTTGAATTCATGACTGTGGATATCACAGAGCAATTTGCTGCAGCTCCAATTACAATAGAAGACGCAGTCCCATTACTTAAAAGACAATTAATAAATCCTGTTATTCCACTTCCATTTGCTATCAATCCATTAAGGTTGAAAGGAAAGTTAATTATAGAACAATCGGACATATTAAATCCTCCAGTTCCTGAGGTGGAAAAATTGTTACCACATAAACAATTGAACATCACAACCACACCCGCGGAATTGTTACTTACTCCTGGATTTGCTGTAGTGAAAAATCCACTATTACTCATAGTAATTGAACCTGGAGAAGTCATATCCCATGCTGCAAATCCAGCAACTGTTATGGCAAACGTTGAACTTTGTGCATTTAATGCAGAACTCGCATTAGAATTAGAAAAATTGAACCCTGTATGATCAATGCAATCGATTAGACAATTTATTAATCCTAGGCCACATTGATTAGCTCCCGAAACTTCTATTGCATAATCACCATTAGTTTGTACTGTAAGATCATGTAAAGTTGAAGATCCGGCTGCCGTCAAACTTACCTTTCCTTTTATTATAGTATTTGAACTTGTTGAACCAATTAAATTGTAGTTTGGAACTAAAATAACGTTTTCGATATAAGTTCCTACATTAATATATATATCACAAGTTGATAAACCTGCCGTCACTGCTGAGTTAATAGCTGCCTGCACTGACGTAAAATCTCCCAATCCCGACTTATCTACTATAAGAGAGACAAAAGGTGAATAATTTCTATATCCCATTAGTAGACCTCATAACTTGTTCCATTGAAGAGAAGATTTATCGCTCCATAGTTTGAGGCGATTGGATAGGTTGTCATTCCATCAATTGTCACTGCTCCTCCTACTGTAGTCACTGATATGTTGCTTGCAGACGCACTTCCATCGTGATCCTTGATAACGAATAACCTTTTTGCTGCAGGGGCGTTTGGAAGTTTGATGGTTATCAATCCGGTAGAGGTTAGACATGCGATATAATAATCTGTAGAAAGAACGGTGTAAGGGGATGCAGCGTTGTTTACCTGAACATAATTGAACGCAAAAGGTGGGAAAGCAATTCCTGAGATTGTGATTGTATTTCCGGAACCGGTGGTGGAGATCGTTGTTAAATCTCCAAGCACATTCAATATATTTAAAGCTGGTGTGGCTGATCCCACATTTTCTACATAGGTTGTAGCAACATTGGGTCCAGCGTGTATTGTGAGGGTAGATGTTGCAGCGTTACCGGTAGTTGTAATTGTTGTTAAATCACCAAAAACGTT